ATCGCTTAACGATTCTCAGCAATTCTTTTTCTAATTCGTCTCGCGTTTGTATCTTTGCGTATAACTTTAAGAACTTAAGCGCATTACCTGCAACTCCTGTTCCGTGATCTTTAAACAATAAAGCACCTTCTTTAGTACGAAATATCGCAAACGAAGGCATTTTATCATCACTACGTAAAGGACTATTCATCAACTTACCAGGCTTAAATGGGCCTAAATAATATGAATAGATTGTATAGTCATCCACTTTTTCCAACAAGTCTCTAAGACTCATTGTTATCGCTGTTTTTGTACTATACATGGCTTATAAGCTCTTTGTATTTGGGCGCCAGACGAGACTCGAACTCGCATTTTTATACAATATTAATTATGTATAAACGTTACCATTACCTTACTGACTCCATTATGTATATGGAAATAATTGTTCTGGATCTCTAAAACCTTTTAAAAGATATGGAGATACGTAATATTTCCCTATTTTATAATCTGCATATTTTACAGTTTTCTTCTGCAAATATACTTTTGTATCTCTATCTGTTACTGGTATTAACCACCAATAATATATATCAAGATTATCGGTTGGAGTATTTCCAAATTTAGATACAAGTTTTGGAACAATATGCTCTTTTTCAAACTCTACATAATCTCCACGCTCTCCGTGTACTATTCTGTTGTATTCTGTAGCAAATAATGTTCCGTTCTTAAGAAAAATATTCTCTTTCATATTGAAGGGGCTGACGGATTACTCCATCAGTCTTCCACCACTGACCATTAGAATGGCAGGTCGTCAGCACCTGTTTGCTGTGTCTCAGTTACCGGAGTAGCTACTACGCTAAGCGGATCTGCTGCAGGCTCTGTATCAGCCTGTACGGGACGCTCCATAAGGTCGTTCTTAAAGAGCTTAATCTGAGACTCAGTAGAGTTCATAGGCTCAACGAAAATACCAAGCGAGGATACTTTCGTATAACCACGTTTGTCATAAACCACCTTAAGGCGCATACTATGACGTATATTTGCAGGATTTGTAGCTGGTTCAAGCTGAGCTTTTACCCAATTGATCATCTCTGCAAACGAACTACCTTCAAAGTCTGTATGTGAACCATTTGCTGCATCTATAACCTGCAGAATACGTCCAAACTGTGTATCGTCACGTTTCTGAAGATCTTCATCAGTAGCAATCCACTGATTCTTTTCGTTTTTCCACTCTGTCATAGTTGCTGTCTGACCGTTCTCATTCTCAAAGACAATCTCTAAGAAGTCACGACCGTTAGGTGTTTTGTTTACATTTACTTCTTTTAAAGTAATATATTCGTTAATGCCTACGGGCATATAGGAGCTTGTAAACTCCTCATTGTTTGTTGTTGCTGTTCTAGTACTATACATAATTTTTAAACTCTGAGTTATACTTCTGGTTTGTAAACACGATCCCAATGGGTTGTTATTGATCCATCCTCATTTCCAGTCGCAATAATGATGTCTTTGCCAGCAATATGTCTTGCACGGGCTTCCATAATCGTACCATCACCTCCCGACTTGAATGATATATGCGTTTCGTTATCTTTACGATATACATAGCCAACTGCGTCAGCCATTCCACACACAATTTTTCCGAGTTTTCCGACAAGGTCGATTTCTTTTGCGTTGACCTCTTCCCCATCTTTATCGGTAATCGAATCTTTGACATGTCCTATCAGAATAAATTCATCACACAGATCTTTGAACATGTCGATTACTTTCTTTACAGCATCTCTTAGATACTTATATCCCGCACCTCTTGCCAAAGTGGTGACATCCGTACCTTTCCAGTTCTTTCCAAGTTCTGTCTGTCTATAAAGAGTGCAAGCATAAGACATACAAATGTCTTCCAAACGCGTCGCATTATCTATAGTTATGTGTTTATAAAAATTATGTCCTACCTCTTCATTCTTAGCTCTAATGGCTTGTGCAATTTCCCCAAGATCATTTATCGTACGAGCCTGTACGGCAAGTGCATCAATAAACTTGGATCCGCCTTCGAGGTCTACAATAAGATTGTTCTCAAGATGTGCTACGGCGCTAGTCTTGCCCGCTTTGGGTAAGCCGTATAGAACAAGGTATTGTGGATTTGTAGAAGTTGCAGGAACTTTATTAGTAGGTAATACTATCATATTGACTTATAGTTCTAATAATTAAAGAATGTTGATATCAATATTCTTTGCACCATAGGTGTAGATATTGATAATCGTCTTCTTAGTTTTGGTACCAAGACCACTCAAGAATGAGAAGTCAGAGAAATCGCTGTACTTATACGAATCGAAACCAATCTGGATCTCGTCATCGTAAAAAATAATAGGGGTACCATCAGAAAGAGTATACATCTTACCGAAGATATACGGGAGATTGTAACTCGTCTTATACTTTTTGTAATTTGCAAGGAACTTAATAGCCTTGTCAAGATCAGAATCAAACTTAGGAGTAATACCGAGGTTGCTCTCAAAGATTGCAGCGTCGTTATACTTCTTAGTAAACAAATAATCATTCTTCTTGATTACATCAGCAATAATGATGTTATCAATAATCTTAGAATAATTGGGTTTGCTACTACCTGAAAAGGAAAACGTATTGTTCTTATTCTTCTTACCAAAAGTGTATGTTGTAATCATAATTCAGCCTAATTTTTTATGTTAATACTTACCGTCTGAGCATTAACTTTCGATCAGATTGTTGAACGCCAAATCATTCTCGAATTCGAGTATACATGGTCTACCAGCATCTCTGTTTTTCAACATATGCATATAGACTTTGTTTTGAGTAGGTAATCGATTTGGACCATACTCTTGTATGTTCAATATCTCTGGTCTATGCATGACAAGGACGTAGTCGCTTGCCTGAAACATCGCATCAGACGACGATAAATCACTTCGCATCGGGTAATGACTCGATGGGTTATTTATCCTTTCTGAAGACTCGATGTTACGATTCATCTGTGCTATTTGCACTACTGATGTTAAAGGGTACTTTTTTGCCTGTATAAATACACGCTCAAGTTCCGACGCTGTTTCTATAGCAGAACCAACATGTTTTGTCAGTAGTGTGTGGTCATAGACAATTATGAAATGTTTGCCTGTGCCCTTCACATATGTATTGTAAAATTGTTTTATAATGTCTCCTACCTCTGAAGGAGTACCAGGATCATCTACAAAGTAAATGGGGTATTCTTTCAGTTGATTAGATACTGCAATGACACGTTTAAATGTTTCGTCATCGAGGTCCGTTTCCGCACTATACAAGGCAGAAGTTGTTCTTCTAAGTTTATTAGAGAGCGTTCTTCCAACTTGCCTAAATCCAACCATCTCTAGCGAGAAATTTAGGATAATTATGTCTTCAGTTGGGTTCAAATCAATTATGTCGGTAGTTAATTCGTTTACAAACGAACTTTTTCCACTTCCAGATATTCCAGCTATGGTATAAACGGTATTTGGCTCTATACCTCCCATACACTGCTTATTGAACTTATTCCATCTGGTTTTCAAGGACACAATATTATGTTCTCTACGACCTCCAATGTACGATATTGCTTCTTGAGCTACAATCGATATTGGTCTTATACGCTTAGATAAGTTCTGTTCCATAAGAGTTTACTGGTTTTGCTTTATCCGCCATTTCGTCTTCTATTGCTTCCCATTGACTTCTAGTCAACCAGTTCCACATTGTCATCATATAACTAATACTGCCTTCTCGCATTCTCTTATCGATTTCATACTCGAGACATTTAATTATATGTTCTGCCATTGCTGAACTTCTTCCGCATTTAGTATTGAAGAAATGTCGGCACTTATTTACATTTGCACGCAAATAAGACTTGCTTCCATCAGATCGAACAACATACACAGGATACATATCGTAGAATAAGTCAAAGTAATCCTTAGCCGGAGTAACTACTTGTTTAACTTCTTCTGTTGGTTCATATGTAACTGAATCATCTCTCCCAATCGAGGTGATCAAATGTTGATCGATTAAGTATTGTATTTCATCATCGCCGATTAACTCGATGACTTTACGGACGTCTTGATATTTAGGCTGATTCTTGTCCAACACAATACTCAGAAACAATAATTGATTTGAGTTTAGCTCTGGATATGCATCCAAAAGCCGAGTGTTTACTTCAATAATCATACTGACTCATTGGTTCTGTAATTACTAAAATAATGATAGCTGTTGTTCGGTGAAGTCCGCTATCACTTTTTTGGCTTCACTGATATAGTAACGATAGTTAATCTTTCGACGCTCTATCGGAGTATCATCAAATTTATTCAGGATTGTTACTCCTGATTTTGTTAACATATTGGTTTTATCTCTGCCTCCATTTGGGTCTAGTTTGTAGAGATATTCGCCATTTGTGCTTGCGTAAAATCTATTGATACGTTGTATAGGAGTTTCTCCATGTACAACTTTAAACTTCTTATCTACCGCTTGTGACATTAAGAAATCACGGATGTCTCGGTCCTTCTCAATAAATTCTGCCACTGGCTGTCCGGTCAAGAAATAGTTTATTACGGCCTTTGGTATAACAACTGGTGATAATCCTTTACCAAGTTTTGTATCTGTAATAAACATTCCTTTCTTTTCTATCAGTTCAGGATTGTGAGTTTCAGTATATCCTTTTTCGACACCAAAGTAGTCATTTATGGCGTACTGATAAAACGCCTCGTATTCATCTGTTTCAAAATTAAGTTGGGTTATAGAAGTCACCTCATCGATAGCTTCTTGAATTCTATCTTTTAGTGCCTTTTTTGCTCTATAAACTACACCATCTGTATTAACTTGGATTATCTCACAACCAACGTCTAACAGTCGATCCACTAACATAAGCAGAATTAACTGCCCATTTATACGTATCTTAAATACGTTTAATGGATCATACATCCAACTTACCTCCTGTTGCATTTTCCCTGTAGGAGAGTTAAGCACGATCTTTAAAAACAGGTTCTTAACCTTTTGACCAATACGTTTTGCTTCAATTCGTTCATCGTAGATTTCCGAAAATATATCGCAAAATAATTTTCCCAAGTGTCGAGGTCCCCACTGATATTTAATCAGGAATGAGGGATACATAGACGTAACATCGGCGTGTCCTATGAACTCGTCATCTTTGGGGTGGAATATTTTTGGTGTATGAATGGAATGTATACCACCAACACCTACAGAATACACCACATTTGAGAGAACAAACTTCTTCTCATAGCCTTTGCGTTCTTTGGAGTACACTATCTGTTTCTTCATGTCTTCAAGAACGTCTTGTAACTTTGGATTTTTATATTTTATAAATGGCAATATGACATCCTTCAGTGGAATATAATCCATCGGAGAACGCATTTCCTTTATTACATTTTTCGGAATACCAGACCTCTCGCTATATTTCTCTAATAAGAAAGTCTCTGCCATCTTAACACTATCCATAGAGAGACAATCTATGCCGTGTTCTTCTTCGATAAACAATCTTAAATCGATTT